CGCAAGGATCGAAGGCTACAGGGGAAAGATACCTCCCAAGCAGCGCCATCAAAGCGCTCTCCCCGCAAGAGTACGCCGCGACCACCCGCGCCAAGCGAGCCGGTAAAGCAGCCGGAAAGCAGTTCGTCGCCCAGCCTAAAGGGGTGGCTAAAAAAGTTGCTCCGCATAGGAAAATAGCATGAGCACAACTGGGACGACCACCTTTAACCTAGACCTCAATAACCTCGTAGAAGAGGCTTTTGAGCGTTGTGGTGCCGAGTTACGTACTGGCTACGATTTACGTACAGCCCGTCGTAGCCTAAACCTTTTGACTATTGAGTGGGCTAACCGGGGTATTAACCTGTGGACTATTGAGCAGGGGTCTATTCCCCTGAATCAGGCTCAGATAACCTATGCTCTTCCCGTAGATACGATTGACTTGATGGATATGGTAGTGCGTACCCAGACAGGTATCCCGCAGACGGACATCAACATCAACCGAATCTCGTCCTCAACCTACGCCACAATACCTAATAAAAACGCTCAAGGACGCCCCATTCAGGTCTGGATTGATCGCCAGAGTGGGTATGACAATGTCACGACTAAGACTCTACAGACTACGATTACGTCGTCTTCAAACACAATCACACTCAGTTCTGTAGAGGGTTTGAACTATGTCGGGTTTATTCAATTAGGGAATGAGACTATCGGGTATAACGAAATATCAGGGAATACCCTACAAAACTGTGTCCGTGGAGTAGAAAATACCACGGCTGCTGGGCATACCGCAGGTGCCATTGTTACGGTACGTAACTTGCCAAATATTAACGTATGGCCCTGTCCCGACCAAACTAACTTTTATTCCTTTGTTTATTGGCGTTTACGCCGCATCCAAGATGCTGGTAATGGTTTAAATACTGAGGACATACCTTTCCGGATGATTCCTTGTATGGCGGCTGGGTTGGCTTACTATTTGTCTTTAAAGATACCGGGCGCAGAAACTAGGATTGACATGTTAAAAGCGGCTTACGAAGAACAATGGGCGTTAGGCTCAAGTGAAGACCGGGAAAAGGCTTCTTTGCGACTAGCACCACGGCAGTATTTTTATTGAGGTGAACTATGGCAGGTCCAAAGTTTGCTTCTGGCAAAAAAGCAATAGCGGAGTGCGACAGATGTGGATTTCAGTACAAACTCAAGCAACTGAAAAAATTGGTTATCAAAACCAAAAACATCAATTTGCTAGTTTGTCCAACATGTTGGGAACCAGATCAGCCGCAGTTGCAGTTAGGGATGTATCCAGTTTATGACCCTCAAGCTTTAGAGAACCCGAGGCCGGATACGACATATATACAGGCAGGATTTACAGGATTACAGGTAGAACCATTAAATCTACCGAACGAGGATGTAGATGCTTTTGGTACACCGTCTGGTGGTAGTAGACAGATTCAATGGGGATGGAACCCTGTTGGTTTAAACGACCCCTTGCAGTTATCTGGGTTACTGAATAACCTAGTGGCTAACGGGGAAACAGGAACCGTAACAGTAACAATTACTTAGGAGTAAAACATGGATATGAAAGCAGCATTGAAGGCTCACATGAAAAAGAAGGGTGCTAAGGCTCACCCGGATGCTAATGTGAAGAAGTTTGCTAAAGGCGGTAAAACTAATGCACAGATGATGGCAATGGGCCGAAATCTGGCAAAAGTTGCCAATCAAAAGAAGTCTATGTCAATGGTTCGTAAAACGGGGATCTAATATGGATACGCCAGTCAAGCAAATACCGATTGTGCCCAATAACAATGGGTACCCAAACAACGTACCTAACACGCAAACCCAACGGACTCGTGGAACTAAAAACACGACCCGTGGGAACAGTCACAGCAAAAAGATGGGTTAAATGAACTACGCCACTCTGTTTGAGACGATTAAAGGGTACGTCGAAAACGACTTCCCAAATACCGCATGGACTGATTCTGCGGGTACAGGCACGGCTACTTTTACAAGTACCGAGCAGATCAACACGTTTATTGAACAGGCTGAGCAAAGGATATATAACAGTGTCCAGTTGCTTGACCTACGAAAGAACGTAACGGGTAATTGCACGCTTAATAATAAGTACCTTTCCGTCCCATCAGATTGGCTGGCAAATTTTTCCTTGGCGGTCATTGACCCAGTAACCGGGGAGTATGAATTCTTGCTAAACAAGGATGTGAACTATATCCGTCAGGCGTTCCCATTTCCGGCAACCACTGGAAAGCCCACCCATTATGCAATGTTCGACCAGAACTCATATATTCTTGGGCCAACCCCGGATCTTTCATACTTAATGGAACTCCACTATTTTTACTATCCGCAGTCTATTGTTACTGCTGGCACATCTTGGCTGGGGGATAATTTTGATTCTGTATTGCTTTATGGCTCTTTGCTGGAAGCGTATACGTTTATGAAGGGCGAGAAAGACGTTCTTGATAACTACATAGCCCGGTATAATGAGTCTTTAGCAATGCTTAAACAACTTGGTGAAGGTAAGAACCGTCAGGATATGTATCGTACTCAACAAGCGAGGTACCCAGTTAAATGAGCAGCATGAGCGAAGTAGCCTTCCTTTTAGGTGGCACAAATGTTAAAGTCCTTACGACTTCTGGTCGTGGGTTTACGCCTGAAGAAATGGCTGAACGGGCTTTAGACAAAATTATCTCTGTTGGCTCCCAGACGCATCCTGCCATTCGGGATCAAGCCGAAGCATTTCGTAATCAGATCCGGCAAGTTTTAGTGTATTACATGAAAGAAACCGTCAGAACACACCACGTGACTCTGGCAAACAAGTTCAGGAATGCTGGACATCCTGATTTAATTAAACTTTTAGATGAATAAAGGAGCCTAATATGGCGATTACTCAAGCAATGACCACATCATTTAAAGCAGAACTTCTGCTTGGTGTGCATGATTTCCGCCCGTCGGCACAAACCGGTGCAGACGTTTTTAAACTAGCGTTGTATACGTCGTCCGCTTCTTTAGACGCTAACACAACTACTTATAGCGCTTCTAACGAGGCAAGCGGTTCTAACTATTCGGCTGGCGGTCTAGCACTGACCAACACTGGGGTAACGGCAACCAACATCAATGCCAATACCGGTACAGGTTTCTGCGACTTTTCTGATCTGACCTTCCCGAACGTATCGGTGACGGCTCGTGGCGCTTTGATTTATAACACCACGCCCTCGGCAAATAGCAATGCAAACACGACTCTGACCAACGCATCTGTAGCGGTTCTGGACTTTGGTGCTGATAAAACATCTACGGATGGCGACTTCACCATCATTTTCCCGACCAACGATGCTTCTAACGCCATTATTCGTATTGCGTAACTATGTCATTCGTACTTGCTGATCGTGTCAAAGAGACAAGCACAAGCACCGGTGTAGGGGATATGACTCTAGCCGGTGCTGAGACTGGCTATCAATCTTTTGCTGTCATCGGTGACGGCAACTCAACCTATTACACAATCGCCCTTCAAGGCGGTAACGAGTGGGAAGTAGGTATTGGCACTTACGAAACGACAGGCCCGGATCTTCAGCGGGATGTGGTGCTATCTAATTCTTTGGGTACCACGGCAAAGATTAACTTCTCAGCCGGAACCAAAGAAGTCTTTGTAACCTACCCATCTGAGCGGTCTGTGTTTACTATCGGTTCGGGGGTAACAAGCGAAACAGGATCGCTTTATATAAACAAAACGACGGCTAATGTAAGCGCTACATTAAATAGTGGCGAGAATGCCCTGTCCGTTGGCCCAATAACTTTAGATACCGGAGCAAACGTAAATATTGCATCTGGTCAAAGGTGGATGATTCTATGACTAAATTAGTTATTGAAAGTAATGTAGCGGGAACTGGAGTTTTAACAGTATTTGCGCCATCTACTTCTAATACAGCAACTATTACGCTTCCAACTTCTAGTGGGGATCTGTTAACTACAGGTTCTACTGGGATTAACGCTAATAACATTACTACCGGTATTTTGGCTGTTGCTAACGGGGGTACGGGAAATGCATTTTTTGGGGTTAGTGGGCCTGCTTCTTCAGCAAAAACATATACATTTCCCAACGAGAATATGTCTGTTGGATTTAGAAATATTCCGCCAGTAGGAACTAAAACAGGTTCATATACGCTCGCTACGTCAGATGTTGGTGAGTATGTTCAGGTAGGCTCTGGTGGATCAATCACAATTCCAGACGCTACATTTGCTGAGGGTGACGCAGTATCAATCTTTAATAACACTTCTTCTGGCATAACAATTACTTGCACAATCACAACTGCTTATATTGCGGGAACTGATACAGACAAGGCTACTGTGACCCTTGCAACTAGGGGCGTGTGTACCGTGTTGTTTATTTCTGGGACGGTCTGCGTACTGACAGGAAATGTGTCCTAAATGACCGGTATCTTTCAGATTCTTCTTGCAGGACAGGGTGCGCCTACTGTCCTTGCTGACTACCTAGTAGTAGCGGGTGGTGGTTCCGGCGGCGGTGCTTCACAATCTTATGGTGGCGGTGGCGGGGGTGGAGCAGGTGGATATCGTGAACTTACAAGCCAATCTTTGTCGGTAGGAACGGCTTACACAGTAACTGTTGGTGCTGGTGGTGCTGGAGCCGCAGGGGCAAGTCCTACTACAGCAAATGCCACAAGAGGAAATAGTGGGAGTAATTCCGTTTTTTCTACTATTACGTCTGCTGGTGGTGGTGGCGGAGGTGCTGGCTCTGCTGATGCTACTGGCAAAACAGGTAGGGACGGTGGCTCTGGCGGCGGTGGCGGAACGATGAGTGGAGCCGCAGGAAGTGGTAACACTCCATCTACATCTCCATCTCAAGGAAATAACGGTGCAGCAGGATCCGGTGTTAATTCAAGTGGCGGCGGCGGCGCATCCGCAGCGGGGAGCGGAACAAGCGGCGGTAACGGTACTGCTTCAAGCATTACAGGCTCATCTGTTACAAGGGCGGGTGGTGGAGGTGGAGCATTAAATGTGTCTACTGGAGGGCCGGGAGGAACCGGAGGTGGCGGAAATGGCGGTGGCCCCGGTGCTACTGGTTCGTCCGGAACAGCCAATACTGGAGGTGGTGGAGGCGGTGGGGGAAATGGCCCCGTAAGTGTGGGTGGCGGTGGCGGCGGCGGCTCCGGTGTCGTAATCATTAAAATCCCATCTACGCACTATGCCTCATTCTCATCTGGTGTAACTTCATCTCTCTCGACTTCTGTTGCGGGATTTAACGTATATACAGTCACGGCTACTTCTACAACGAGTGAGACTGTGACTTTCCTTGCTGGCGCACCTGTGAGCGATTTGCTTGTGGTGGCGGGTGGTGGAGGCGGTGCTGGTGCTGTTGGTGGCGGTGGTGGTGCTGGAGGTTATCGCACAAGCACAACTCAATCTATTGTTTTTGGAATTGCTTACACAGTTACTGTTGGCGGAGGTGGTTCTGGTGGCCCAGCAAATACTATTGGGACTAATGGAAGCAACTCTGTTTTCAATACTTTTACGTCTACTGGTGGTGGTGGAGGCGGTGTAAACGGTGGAACTGCACCAAGTGGCGGCTCTGGCGGTGGAGGAAGCAATGGAACTTCTACTGGCGGCGCTGGTAACACCCCATCTACATCTCCAAGCCAAGGTAATAATGGTGGAAGTTCTGCTAACAATAGCCCATTCAATGCTGCTGGCGGTGGAGGCGCTAGCGCCGTTGGTTCTCCCGGTGGAGCAAGTGTTGGTAACGGCGGCGCTGGTACAGCGTCATCCATAACAGGCTCATCTGTTACAAGGGCTGGTGGTGGTGGAGGTGGTGGTGGTCTTGGAAGCGGGGGTTCTGGTGGCGCAGGTGGTGGTGGCGCTGGAGGAACAGGGGCTGCTGGAACTGCTGGTACTGTTAATACAGGTGGAGGCGGCGGTGGCGGGGCAAATGGCCCTTATGCTGGCGCAGCAGGCGGCTCTGGCATTGTCATCATTAAAGTACCTGACAACGTATCCGCAACATTCTCTGGCGGCGTTACATCTAGCCTGTCCACATCTGTCTCTGGGTTCAACATCTACTCTGTAACCGCTACGTCTACTACATCTGAGACTGTGACGTTTGCACGAGCGTTTACTGTTACTGACCTACTGGTTGTCGCTGGTGGTGGCGGTGGTGGAGTAATTGGTGGCGGTGGAGGCGGTGCAGGTGGTTATCGCACATCAACAACAACATTGGTTGCGTTTGGAACTTCTTACACCATTACGGTTGGCGCTGGCGGGACTGCTGGAACTAGCGTTAACGGTGGCAACGGTTCTAACTCAGTGTTTTCTAGTATCACGTCCACAGGTGGCGGTGGCGGTGGCGGCGATACTCGGTTTAGTAGCGGGGCAGCCAAATCAGGCGGCTCTGGTGGTGGTGGCGGTGGAGGAAACTGGGGAACGGAAGCCGCTGGCGCTGGAAACACTCCGTCAACATCTCCATCTCAGGGTAATAACGGTGGAACAGGAAGTGCATCCTCTCCAAACTACGGTGGTGCTGGAGGAGGTGGTGCTGGCGCTACGGGCGGCAATGGGTCAGGAACCACTGGTGGTACGGGAGCAGCAGGTACCGCATCTAGCATTACCGGATCATCTGTAACTCGTGCCGGTGGCGGTGGCGGTGGTACATATAATGGCGGCACAGCGGGTAATGGTGGCTCTGGAGGCGGGGGCAACGGCGGTGTTTATCTGACCCCCGGAACAGGCTCTGCCGCTACTAGTGGAACTGACAATACTGGAGGTGGAGGTGGAGGCGGTGGAATTTCTGGTGGTTCCGCACAATCTGGCGGTGGCGGTTCAGGCGTAGTCATTTTTAAGATTCCTGATGCTTACACGGCAACCTTTTCAGGCGGTGTCACATCCTCGCTATCGACTGCGGTATCAGGATTTAAGATTTACACCGTGACTGCTACATCCACAACATCTGAAACCGTCACATTTTCATAGAAACAGATATGCAAAACACCGCTGAAGTCATACCGATGCACTCTGCACCAGAGGAAAAACAGGCGCCTAACCCTGCTTGGGCGTTTAATCTCGATCCTGTCCACTCTTGGGCATATTGGGATAGTGCTTTTAGCAAGGAAGAGTGCGAACGTATTATTGAACTGGGAAATAGCAGAACTTTAAAGCAAGCCAAAACCCGTGGCGGAGATGTTTCTAAGGTTCGTAAATCTGAGGTGGCATGGCTGTACCCTAGCGATGACCTTAACTGGGCTTATCGGCGCTTAACCGATGTCATAACAAGTTTAAACGAGAGGTTTTTTAAGTTTGACTTGTTTGGTGCAACAGAGGGTTTTCAGTTTACCAAGTACACCGCTCCGGGCGACAAGTACGGACAGCACATCGACTCAGCGCAAGGAAACTTGGTTCGTAAACTATCTTTTACGTTACAACTTTCAGATCCCAAAGATTACAAAGGCGGGGATTTGTGTCTTTATCTTTCGGACAAGCCAGAGGTAATGAAGCGAGAGCAGGGTTATGTGGCATTGTTTCCGTCTTATGTATTACATGAAGTCAAACCCGTAACGCAGGGGACTCGTTATTCTTTAGTTAGTTGGATTACTGGCAAACCGTTTAAATAAGGAGATTCAATTGGCACACTTTGCAAAACTCGACGAGAACAATGTCGTAATCTTTGTCACCGTAGGGCGGCAAGAGGATGACGGTAAAGAAGCAGAACTCTGCGCTCGCACAGGCGATGTCTATAAGCAGACCTCGTACAACACGCACGGCGGGGTACACGCATTAGGTGGAACGCCTCTGCGTAAGAACTACGCTGGTATCGGGTACACCTACGACCCTGTGCGTGATGCGTTCATAGCACCGAAGCCCTATGCCTCATGGGCGCTAAACGAAACCACTTGCTTGTGGGAATCGCCAGTACCGTACCCAACAGATGTTGGTACACCTGAGAATCCAAAGCGTTATTCGTGGGACGAGGCTACAACTTCGTGGGTTGAAGTTGAAGAGGTTACTGCGTGAAACTTATCAAACTAACTAACGCTGCCAAAGGGCGCATCGGTGAGGGTCTGATTATCAACACAGACCTGATTGCATCATTCTTTGAACACACGCAAGAAGATGGTACAAAAGTTCGAGTGGCGTTTGGTATGAGTGGTAACAACTGGGAAGTCTCGGAGAGCATGGACGAGATTATGGAGAAAATAGGGATTGAATAATGGCTGACTCATTTATTAATGCAACTACCGACGGGTTACAAAATACCGGCGGCAACGCTGAAATACTCAACATACAGACGGGCGGCAACAATGCCATTACGATCAATGCCCTTCAGAATGTAACCCTAGATGGTACGGGGGCTGTGACGGTTCCTGTGGGTACCGTAGCCGAGCGGCCTTCAGCGCCTGCTGCTGGTATGTTCCGTTTTAACGATGACTCTGATTCATTTGAGGGTTACGACGGATCGGCATGGGGTTCGGTTGGTATATCAACTGGCAAAGCCATCGCTATGGCAATTGTCTTCGGAGGATAGAAATGGCAAATCCAAATATTGTTAACGTAACGACGATCTATGGCAACACTTCGTCTATATTAATTACTGGCACCGCTGACCCGTTTGCTACGCCTTTAATTAGTAACGCCGCTTCTAGCGGCAAGGTCTATAAGATTAATTCGATAGTGGTTGCTAACGTGGATGGAACCTCGGCGGCTGACATCACGATTAAGTTATTTTCTCAAGCCGCTCTTGCTGGGACTGGAACAGCGCTTATCTCTACGGCTTCTGTACCTGCTGACTCCACGCTTGTTGTATTAGATAAGACGACAGGTATATATCTATTAGAGGATAAGTCAATTGGGGCTACGGCTAGTGCGGCTAACGACTTAGTAGTGACTTGCTCTTGGGAAGAGATTAACTAATGTCTAATGCGTGGTTCGGTGGCTTGGTAAACCAAACTAGACCGACCACAACTGGCGGTAAGAGTGGTGTTGCTACTGGTGTATATACAAATACACAGGCAATGCAACAGATTTCTGGAAGTAATTGGCCTTTACCAAAAACAGTCCCCGGCGCCCCTACAATTGGAACTGCTACTGGCGGCAATCAACAGGCATCGGTAACATTTACTGCTCCAGCCGATAATGGCGGTTCTGCGATTACAGGATATACAGCAACCTCAAGTCCCGGTGGAATTACAGGCACTAGCGCATCTTCTCCAATTACGGTTACAGGACTAACTGGAGGCACTGCCTATACTTTTACGGTAACTGCTACTAATGCTATTGGCACTGGCGCCGCAAGCGCAGCAAGTAACTCTGTAACACCAATATTTAATATAACAATGGAATCTTTGGTAATCGCTGGTGGTGGCGGCGGTGGCGGGTCTGGCACTCTGTATATTGGTTGCGGTGCTGGCGGTGCCGGTGGATTTAGATACAACTCCGAATCTATTACAGTGGGGACATTAAGCAGAAGCATTACGATTGGTGGTGGAGGCGGAGGTGGTTCTCCATATAACCAAGGAGGCTCAGGATCAAGTACTTCATTCGGGGCTATATCTTCTACTGGTGGCGGTTTTGGCGGTTCTTATAACAACTCAGCCGCTGGTAGTGGTGGTTCTGGTGGTGGCGCAGGCGCAAGATCAAACTCCGGTGGGGGATCTGGAACTGCTGGTCAAGGAAATAATGGTGGTTCTGGTGGAGCGTATCAACAAGGTGCCGGAGGTGGGGGTGGTGCCGGTGCTGTTGGTGGCTCTTTTAATGGTGCGGTATCTGGTAGTGGCGGTGCTGGTAATACATCATATTCAACTTGGGCTACCGCTACCTCATCTGGCGTAAGTGGTGGGTATGCTGGTGGTGGAGGTGGTGGAAGGTTTAGCGGAACAGGCGGAACTGCAAGTAGCGGTGGTGGAGCAGGTGGTAGTGGGAATCAGGCCGGTACTGCTGGTACTGTAAATACTGGTGGTGGAGGTGGTGGGTCTGCTTCTAACGATTCCGGTAACTTCACTGGTGGTGCTGGTGGTTCAGGTATCGTGATTATTAGATACCCCGGCTCTCAAATTGGGTCTGGTGGAACAGTATATACATCCGGTGGCTATACCTACCATAAGTTTACAGGCAACGGAACATTTACGTTATAAGAAAGTGATTAATGTCTAATCGTTGGTTTGGCGCCTTAGTAAATCAAACTAGACCCACTACAACTGGTGGTAAGTCTGGGGTGGCTACTGGCGTCTTTACGACTAGACAAGCACTTCAACAAGTATCTGGCGGTAATTTTCCAATACCTAAGACTGTGCCGGGTGCGCCTACTATTGGGACGGCAACGGCTGGTTTGTCTCAAAATGCAACTATAACTTTTACGGCTCCTGCTGATAATGGTGGGTCAGCCATTACAGGGTATACGGCTACTTCGTCACCGGGGTCTATTACAGGGACAGCAGCATCTTCTCCAGTCACGGTCACGGGCTTAACATCTGGGACTTCGTATACTTTTACCGTAACCGCAACCAATGCTGTAGGTACTAGCGCTCCAAGTGCTGCGAGCAATTCAATTACCGCTCAAGCAACCTATTCTATTGAATACATAGTTGTAGCAGGTGGGGGCGGTGGAGGTGGTGGAGACGGAGGTGGAGGTGGTGCTGGTGGTTATTTGACCAGTAGTTTTACTGCCACTCCCGGAACTGGATATGGTGTAACAATTGGCGGTGGCGGCGGACAAAACGCCAATGGTTCTAACAGTGTTTTTAGTTCTTTTACGGCTACTGCTGGTGGTCGGGGTGGCAATGGAGATACCAATTTAGGCGGGAATCCTACAGGTCAATCTGGCGGTTCAGGCGGTGGCGGTGCGGGATCCATTGTTGGTGCTGGTGGTTCGGGGACTTCTGGGCAGGGTAATGCAGGTGCTCAAGGGCAAGGTTCTATAGGAACTCCCGGTGTAAGCCCTTGGACTGGTGGCGGCGGTGGCGGGGCTAGTCAAGCAGGAACAATAGGGAGTGGTACCGGAGGCAAGGGAGGTAATGGTACTGCCGATACGTGGACTGGCTCTACTAGGTATTTGGCTGGCGGTGGTGGCGGGTCGTCTAGAGGGGGTTCTAGGGGTGTAGGAGGGTTAGGCGGCGGTGGCGATGGATGTATAAATAATACTACTAACTTTACCAGCGGCGGTACAAATACAGGCGGTGGTGGCGGTGGCGGCCCAGACCAAACTGCTTCGGCAGGATCGGGTGGCTCAGGAATTGTTGTTTTACGATATCTTGGTTCACAAAAAGGAAGCGGTGGTACTGTAACTTCTTCTGGGGGTTACACGATCCATACATTTACTGGTAACGGAACATATACGGCATAAGGCATAATTATGGCTCATTTTGCAAAACTTGATCAAAACAATATTGTGCTGGAAGTCAACGTAGTTGATAACGAGCATTTATTAGATGTAAACAATATTGAACGTGAGGAACTTGGGATTGCATTTTTAGTGCAATGGTCAGGCGGCTATCCATACTGGAAACAGACCTCTTATAACGGGAACATTCGTAAGAACTACGCCGGTATTGGGTTTACATACGACGCAGGGCGGGATGCTTTTGTAGAGCCGCAGACATACCCTTCGTGGATATTGAATGAAACTACGTGCAGATGGGATCCTCCAGTACCATATCCAACAGATGGTAAATACTATTCGTGGGATGAAGCAACAACTTCATGGATAGAGATAAATGACTGATTTTTATCGTTACGCTACCTTGAAATGACATAAAAAATGTTCGGATTTTTCCCCATAGCGGGCGCACCCTTTGCCGATACAGGTGTAACAGGGGCTATTAACGTAAGCGTCACTGGGGTTGAGGCCATCGGTGCAGTTGGTGCTGCATCAGTCACAGGTAAAGCGAATGTATTTGTAACAGGTGTAGAAGCCGCAGGGCAAGTTGGTACGGCAGTAGTAACCAACGGTGTTAATCTTTTTGTTACCGGGGTTCAGGGCACAGGGCAGACTGGCACGGTTTCGATCAAGGGTATTGGCACAGTCTACCCAACGGGAGTTGTTGCTACTGCCTTTGTAGACACAGTCGGTGTTTCTGCTGATAAAAACTCAACTCCGGCGGGTGTTCAGGCAGTTATCGAGATTGGGCAAGAATCTGTATCCGCTAAGGCTAATGTCACAGTTACCGGGGTTCAGGGCCAAGGCCAAGTAGGTATCGTTCGTATAGGTCTTACTGTCAACGTAACGGGTGTTGAGGGTACGGGTGAGATAGGGACAGTTGCACTTAGGAACGGAGTTGGTGTCTTTATAACCGGGGTTCAGGCCACAGGTGCCCTTGGCAATACCGACGAACAAGGTGGTGCTGTTGTAAACCTTATCGGGGTTAGCGGTCTTGGTGTCGTATATACCCTAAATGGGTTCCAAGTCCGTGGTGCTGCCAATACGTCCGTATTTGGGGTTGAGGGCACTGGTCAGTTAGGCAATACCGAAGAGCCAGCCGAGGCTACAGTATTTGTCACGGGGGTTCAGGCTACAGGCCAACTTGGTCAGGCAGACGTAGCGACAGAGACTAAGGTATTCCTAACCGGGGTCGTAGGTTCAGGTCTACTTAATTCAGTTGGAATATCCGGCAAGGGTTGGGTATATCCGGCTGGTGTTCAGGGCGATACGGCTCTTGGTCAGGAAGATGTCCAAGCGGATGCTAATGTCGTAGTATCTGGGGTTATAGCAGTTTGTAATATAGACAACGTATCTGTTATTACAAGGGCATCCTGTAAAGTATCCCCAACGGGGGTTTCGGCTCGGTGTACTGTCTCTTCAACCCTTGTATGGGGCATAATAGATGACAGCCAAACCCCTAACTGGGTGCAGGTAAATGATGGAAATACCGTACTTTGGGTACAAATCCCAACATAAGGACTAAATATGGCTAGTACATACAGTAATCTAAAAATTCAATTAATGGCTACTGGCGAAAATGCCACGACGTGGGGTACGGTCACTAATACTAATTTAGGGACAGCCATAGAAGAGGCCATTACTGGGTCGGCTGATGTGACGTTTTCTAGCGCCACTGTGACCTTGACCCTTACCAATACGAACTCAAGCCAGACGGCTCGTAACCTCCGTTTAAACCTAGTTGGTACTTCCGGTGGCGCTCAAGATCTTGTTGTCCCAGCCATTGAAAAGTTGTACATAGTAAACAACGGTTGCGCTGATACCATCACAATCAAAGTATCAGGACAAACCGGGGTTGCTGTCCCTGCCGGTAAGACCATGTTTGTGTATAACAATGGCACTGATTGTACAGATGCAATCACTCACTTACGTAATCTAACCCTTGCTACGGCACTTCCCGTGGCATCTGGTGGAACCGGGAGTAATACTGCATCGGCGGCTCGTACAGCCCTTGGTCTTGAGATTGGGGTAAATGTACAGGCTTATAACGCAAATGCAGTATTTACTAACGTAGCCCAGACTTTTACAGAACTTCAGTCTTTTTCCGGTTCGGCTACAACCGCCGCTGTTAAGACACAGAACATTAAAGAGAAAGTCACAATATCTGGCACGGCGGCAACCGGCACGGTTAACTTTGACATCCTTACTCAGTCAGTCCTGTATTACACATTTAACTCTACAGGCAACTGGACATTAAACTTTCGAGGTGATGGATCTACATTACTTAACTCAGTCATGAGCATCGGCGAGTCAATGACGGTGGTGTTTTTTGCCACCCAAACCACGGTTGCTTACTATAACTCTGCTGTACAGATTGATGGCAATGCGGTTACTCCAAAATGGCAGGGTGGGTCTGCACCGACTGCTGGTAATGCTAGTGGTATTGATGTCTATAGTTACACAATCATAAAGACTGCAAATGCTGTGTTTACTGTTTTTGCGTCTCAGTCTCAGTTTGCGTAAGGATTAAAGATGCCAGTTCTTAGTACAGTTGGAGCGGCAGCGGCTAGGGGCTTTGGTCTCACGGCTAGGGGTTTCTTTAAATTTACAAAGACTATCTCCTCAGACACGATCAACTATGATCTCAAGGCCGATGCTATTGCTAATGGCTGGAATCAAATATTGCCACTCGATGCTTATGTAACCATTAATGGTGGGGTTACGGTCTACTCAAACTCAACATCGACCCCTGCGTTTACAACGGGAACTTCATACCCTTCAGGTAGCCGCCTTAATCTAACCAACAACGGAATCATCTTGGGCAGGGGCGGTAATGGTGGTAATGCAGGAAGTCCGTTTCCTCCCCCTACAGGATCTGTTGCTGGATTTGCAGGGACTAATGGAGGTAATGCACTAACCACAACAATTACCGTAAATTTAACCAATAACAACCGAATCGCTGGCGGTGGTGGCGGTGGTGGCGGTGGATTCTCAATCTCTTACCCCGGTGGTGGAACGGGTGGGGGTGGCGGTGGAGGTGGTATAGGTAACGGCGCTTTTGGTAACGGAGTTATTGGGTTTGGCGGTGCCGGACGAGATGGGTCAAATGGTACGGCTGGAACTCTTGTGGCTAATGGATCGGGCGGAGCAGGTGCTAGTGGCGCAGGGAACGGTGGTAATGGTGGTGGTTATGGAGCCAATGGAGTAACAACTAGCGGTGCCGGTGGTTCGGCAGGAACTTCTATCTCTGGGAACTCTTTTGTTAACTATATCGTGACTGGAACAATTAACGGGCCAACCGTTTAAGGATAACTATGAAAAGATTATTTGAAGCCCAAAAGATTGATGGCGTTAAGCACCCTCAAACCGAAATCACACAAGTATGCGCCTCTTGTGGGTACGATTTAGACGAGCATGAGTTGGAGGCGGATACCTGCTCTGATTGTGGTGCCCCGCTTCGTTTAAAGCAGTCTGTATCAATCTGGGCAACTTCAGTACCGAAGGCTGGGGCTACGGTCTGGGGAAAATAATGTATGTCAGATTTAGATCCGATTATTGGTACCGCCAAAGCGGCAACCCAGAGCATTAAATCTGCTATCCAATCGGGTAAGGAGATAAGTTCAGCCGTTGAGTCGATTCAGAATTTTGGTATGGCGGAGGTCAAAGCCCGTCACGCTTTTAAGAATGTACGCAAGAGTAGTGAAGGTGAAATAACAATCATGACCGCTATGGCGGAGTGGCGCAGGCTAGATCAAATACGCCGCATGGAGTTAGAAGTAAAAGACTTTTTGATTCAGCAGTTTGGACACTTTAAAGGTGAAGAAGAGTTTGAGAAGGTCAAAAAGATTAAAGAGGACATGATTGCCCGTCATGCCAAGAGTAAAGATGCACTGGGTAGGGATGTAGCGAAGTTACGAGAGTTGCAGATTATTTGTGTGATGCTGGCGTTTTTGGTAGTCACTATTTATTACATCATGAAAGGGCACCTGTAATGTTACCGATAGCCGCACTACTATCTATTGGGGAAAAGGTTTTAGACAAGGTTCTGCCCGACCCAGAAGCCAAGGCCAAGGCACAAGCCACCCTCATGGAGATGGCTCAGAAGGGTCAACTGGCTGAACTTGAGGCCCATGTAAAAGAGATGGACTCAGCCCGTAAGCGGGAGATTGAGATTGCCACAAGTGAGTTTGCGCCGACTATAAATAAGATTGTGACTCCCATTCTGGCCTTGGGTACGGTATCGCTGACCTTTATCCTGTTCTTGGTCATCATATTTGTTGAGGTTAACAGTCAGTCCAAGGACATCCTGATCTACGTGCTGGGTGCGCTTACCTCTGCTATGACAATGGTGCTTGGGTACTACTTCGGTTCTAGCGCTGGCTCCAAGGAGAAATCCCAGCAACTTGACGAACTTTTGGATCAGAAGAAATGAACCTGACCGCTAACTTTACGCTTGAGGAATTGGTTAAGAGCGAGACGGCTCTTCGGCACGACATGGACAACAC